GAATACGCTTGACCATATCGAACATTCTTTCATAAATTGATCCATTGAACGCATATCGTGGTCAGCGTCACGCATAAAGTCTTCCATAATTGGTAGTGTTTCTAATCTACCTAAGTCTCTTTCTGGAGGTGTCCTAAATAAGAAACTTGTGTACACACTTATAACACTCTTACAGTGATTTTCTAGTGGTGTAGTTGCTAATCTGTTTGAATATTCGCCAGCTGATTCTAGTTGATAACGTATTAGATGTCCTGCATTGCGATATTCTTCACCGCCCATATAAGACTCTAGCAAGTACTGCCATTGTTCTCTATATGCAGTGTATATTTCATTTGCGCCTAATACTGCGCTAATTTCCTGTTCGGTTATATTTGATGCGTCCATTTTTATCCTTTACCTCACTGTCCATCGCTGTTGCGGTTGTGGAGTTATTGTTCTTTTTATCGGATAAAGATAAGCAATTGAATAACTTAGTGCGTCAAACACGTGATCATACTTGTCTTTATCTGGTATTTGTGTACCTGGTTTGTAAGTATACTTTTCTAAACTTTCTATAGTGTATTTAGCAGTGGGTGCAATATACAGGTGTCTTTCGCCGCTAGCAGTACAGAAACGAGCATTGATAGCGTTTATTCTATCCTTGACTGGATCGTGTTTGCGTGGTGCTTTTACAATAAATCCTGCGTTAGCAAGTATAGCGTGATCACTCTTACCGCTGCTAGATGTTTGTTGTCTGTTACCACTAGGGTCAGGGTATACTATAATCTTTGACTTAGGGTATCTATTCTTTATTTCATCACATAATTCGTCTGTGTTTGATGAGTATATAACTACTTCATCTACTATCCACATAGTAGCGCCTGCTTGTATGCCTACTGTTGCTGTAATAGGATTACGGTTAAAGTCAACGCCTATATGCAACATATCCATAGGTAAGTCTGGTGCTTGTTTAACGTTTTTATCCCTGTCAAACGCCCAAGCAACACGGTTTTCGTAGGATTCAAACGTTGCTAGAAACTCTTGGTTAAACTGCTTTTGACTCATATCTTGTTTAGCAGCTTCTATTTCTTCTTGTGTAACAAAGCCGCCGTCAGCTGTTGTATATTGGTGTGCAGACCAAGTTTTAATTGTCTTTGCTTGTGTGTATAAGTCATAGAAAGGATTGCTTTTACCTTTAGGGGTGCCGATAAACAATGCGCCGCCTTGCTGGTCAGCCAGTGCGGGTCGTACTATCTCACCCCATAGTATGTCTAGTTTACATTCGCCAGCTTCGTCTATTACTGCATAACTTAAACTAACCCCACGCAATTTATCTGGGTCTTCTGAGCCTTTAAGACTAATTGTAGATCCGTTCTTGAGTAGTATACTAAGTTCACTTTCGTTAATCTTCTTTACCCACTTTAGATCTAACAGCTTGTGTTTAAGAGGTTTCCACAAGATCATTTTAGCAGCACGGTAACTGCTAGTAATGTAGAATATCTCTTGGTTAGGCATTCTAGCACGATAGCATATTTCACGCATTGACAAGTATGTTTTGCCAAAGCGTCTACCAGCTACAACTACCTTAAATCGAGCAGGATCATCAGCTATTGTACGCTGAGGTATTGACAGTTTCATTTTCTAAATTCAGCATTACGCTTTAGATGTTTGTCACGTGTCATTACTTCTACGTTTTCAACGCACCAAGCCGATTCACTAAGTCTGCTTAGGCATAAACTAAATCTTTGACGTCCACGCTGTTCAAACAATTCATCTGTCCACAGTGTTTCCCACTCATCAAATGTTAGATGATATTCTTCTTTTCTATACTTGGCTTGTGCTTTGTGTTTCATCCAAGCATAATATTTTTCACGACGTAAAGGATCAGGACCTGTTATCCATTTGTGCGGCATAGTTGGTCTGTTTCTACGTCTAAGTCTTTTTGGTATTGCGTTTGTTACATATTTATATCTCATATTGTATTTATACCAAAGTATAAATATAGCCCAAAAAAAGAGCCAGTATAGGGGAACTATAACTGGCTCTTAATAGTTTAAAGTGAGGAGACTTTTAGTGTTGTTTAGTAATCACGCTGTCTCCTTATGCCGCAAGTGCAAGGTTAAGTTCGTTAGCAATTTCTAGAGTAAGTTTGTCGTCTACACCCCAAGCATCAACATATTCTTTGTGCAAGTCTTGCAAGTATGCAATCTGCTCTTGTGCCCAAAGTTTAGCGTCTAGACTGTCTCGGATGTCAAGGTAGTCAAGCATAAACTCAAATACTTGTTGTGCTTCTTGTGTTGCGTCTTGGATGTCGTCATACTCTACAAGTGAGTAGTCAATGTCAAACTTGGTATGACCTTCTGTTTCGTAGTCTATTTCTGCTAGAACATACGCACCTAACTCTTGGTTAAGACGGTCTAGTGTAGGGAAAGGAATGTTGCTAATAGGAAGGATGATAGTTGCTGTATCTGTTGTGATGTTAGTAATCATAGTGTAGTGCCTTTTCTGTGTTGCCTATACAATTAATATAACATATATATATCAGGTTGTCAACCAAAAAAAGAGCCAGTATAGGGGAACTATAACTGGCTCTAGTAGTTACGATATGTAAAAGAAGTCAATTAAACAGAAGGAATAATTAACTATGCTATACAACTAATATAACATCATATTTGCACGGAGTCAACCATTTTATGCATATATATTTGTGATTATTAGAAGATTAGTTTTAAGGAAGATGCCCTCTGCAAGCGTGATGCTGCAGGGGGTATTTTTTATACATCAAAAAGTGTTGAGTCAAGTTGTTGTTTTTTACGCTCTCTGTCTTTACGCCATCCTTCACGCATTTTCTCTTGTTTTGCAAGTTCTACAGCATTAGGACTGACAGGAATCGGATCAGACTTTTCTTCTACTTTATCTAGCGTAGGAAGAAAGGCATCATATGCATTTTTATTCATTTCAAATCCAACAAAGTTTCTACCATATCGTAGTGCAGTTCGAGGTGTTGTAAATCCACCGCAGAACGGATCCATAACTACATCATCTCTATTGCTACTATACAAGATAAACTTTTCGATAAAATCTTCGTTGAGTTGATTTTTATTTTTCAGTTGTCCAGGTTTATAGTCTCGGGGCAGTTGTTGAACACTCAGTCTATCGTGATAACTTGCTTTGCTGTCTTCAAATCGTTGGTTGAATGTTCTTTTGCCTGGCTTTTGCCAAAATAGAATGTGATAGTGCGAACTTACCCACTTGTGTTTTGTATAAACTCCAAACGAGTATTGTGCTATAATATGATTTACTTCTGTTAGTTCAGTGCTGTGTAGTGCGTTTAGTATATGGTGTAAGTTAGTATAGCCGCTGACTATGTACATACTGCCGCCTGGACAAAGTGTTCTTGCGGCTTGGTTGATCCAATCTTGGCTGAATTGATCATATGTCTCTAACGCAACTTCAACATATCCTGGCACTACATTGCTTTCATCTCTGTTGTAGTGTGCATCTAGTTTATCGCCATCAATGCCATACGGGGGATCGGTGAATATTAAATCCACTGACCCATCTTCAACATGTTCACGCATACCAGAAATACAATCTTGGTTGTAAACTTTATATGTCATTTTCACTCCTAATTAATTTATTTTAAACTGGTTTTATAATAGCAGCACCTTGTACGATACCTCCTAGTATATAATCTTCACAGAAGTTCTCTGCTTGATGTTCAGTTAGAAATTCTTCTGTTGTAGAATCGTCTAACTGTGCAATCCAGCATTTACTGTGCATTCTAATAACAATTGCTTCACGACCGTTATCTGGATTTCTAAATTCACTTACAATCACGTTTTATTCTCCACTAGTATTAATTCAAAGCCTGCTGATATTGCTGAAGTTGCTCCACTTTGTGCTTGTATTTCTATATCTGATTCTGCAGGTATGTATAGTGGTACTGAATAAGGTTTAGTAACAAAGCCGCCTCTAATTGAAATAAAGTCTTTGGTGTTTTGAACTTGTCCATTCTGCTTGATCATTACTCTTATTTCATTTTCTGCGTCTTTGCTTGATCCTACATCTAGTTGTATTAGATAAGCACTTACATTTCTAGGCACAGTGTATATACACATCAGTGTTTGACCATTGGTTGGTTGTATAAGTGCTGCACTCTTTGAATCTACAGTTACAGTTATTGTGCCTACATTAGCAATGCCTGTGGTTGCTGTGACCAATTCTACTCTAAACACTCTGTAGAATTCAACTACACCAGCAGCACCTCCTATAGTAAGTGTTTCATCTACGAGATCATAGTTTGCATCTACACCATATATTTTTACAGTGCCACCATTGTCTGCTAAGCTATTTGAACTGGTAACTGTGGCTGTGCTGGCTGTGTCAATGTAGGTGTATACATTATTGCCATCCCATACTGTTTCCCAACTTGTGCCTACTTGTCCATTATATCCAAATTTGGCTATACTAGTTGTATCTTTATATTCGCCTAGTGCTACTGCATATCCTGCTGATAGTGCTGGTTTACTCAGTCCTATGTTGATCGCCATCTTGTAATTCCTCTTCTTCTGCTTCTATCCACGGTAGTGGTGCATTTGCTTCATTGTCTATTGGTGAGTCTGTCATACCTAAATAGTTCTTAGATAACCATATCTGCATAACTGTGTTGTTGTGATTGAGTGCGTTGTCAAACATTTTACGTCTTAGAGTTATTTTAAGGCTTGCTCGACCTTTTGTTAACTCATCCGCAAAGTTATAACGTAGAGTATCATATGCAATACCAAAGTACTCTGCTATCTCGTTATCTTTACAACCTATTTGTGCTAATTTGACTACATCTTCAGGTGGTACTACAGTCTTATCTCGACCCACAGCATACCCTTTAATTGTACCTTCAACCAATTGTTTAGGTCGTGGTCCTGTTTTACTAGGATCAGTTTGTCCATGTGCTTTATTTGTCATATTGTATTTATAGTCATACTTAAATATCATACATAAACACGATGATCTTGTACATCAAAGCCTAACTGCGTTAGTCTTATTCGTCACTTATTCGTGACTCATATGCGCTATCGCTCGAACTAAATTAGATCTTTTATCGACTGTCTATGGATGGATCATATCAACGCCCCTAAGGGCGTATCAAATAAACTGTCTAAGTACTAGTTCATATCCAATTACACAACCCTATTGGGAAAGGCAGGTTTTGCTATCATCCTTATTATGTGCATATCACGCATACAACAGCACCATTGGATCAGTGTTCCTGTTGTATTGTAGGCGGTATTTCAGTTGTAATCCTACTCACTTTTAGAAGGCGTTCCTTCTCAACCATTAAGACTTAACAAACGCTTGCACCTTAGGGTGTAGCATTTAAGGCATCCTACCATCAGTAGGATAGTGCTAAGAATCAGTTAATTGGATAAACTATTAGGTCCCGTCTAATCCGGGTTGCCTAGCACAATAATATCTGGCGTGCGTAACCTTATGTCCAATTTGTAATTGCCTAAGTTATTTGTTGCGTAGTGCCTGAATTTTTTTACGTTGTTCTTGTAGTTTTGTTTGTTCTTGTGCCTGTTTTTTTTTCTTATTGCGTTCGTGCCATGCCTTGTCAAATCCTTGTTTTGGATTTAAGAAATAATCACGATCTAGTTGTGATTTATAAGAATGCCTTGTCCAGTTGATATTTGCCATTGTGTTCCCCTTTGTATAGTGTATTTATACAATTACTATAATAACACGCTAAAACTGATTTGTCAAGAAGAACCCGTGTACTCTTATGTTAGGAATACACGGGTTATAGTAGTAATCTACTTGGGGAACAAGTAAATGTGTAGTAACAGAAATACATAGCATTGTAATATACCATTAGTGATTTAGTGACAGCCAAATCTTATTTTAGGAGCGTGC